GTCCGCCTCCGATCTTTCATCCACTCGGAAAATTCCTTTCCCATCTTCTCGCCTCCTCCTTTTTTGTCGCGGGGCGCCGACTCGAACGGCCGCCCCGGATATTGCGCCGCAAGGCCCGGCGTCCGGGGCCGGGAAGGATGGAGAAGGTTCTTAGGCCTCCCCGGGTGTCCCGCCACCCCGACCCCGCGCGCGTGGTCAGTAGATACTCGACCCCATGGTATTCACCAGCGTCACCCTCACCGGCGTCAGACTGCCGACGTTGAACTCACCCTTCCACCCGACCGTCACCGTAACAACCCCCGGGCCGGAAATTCCCTCGTCTACCTTGAGGATCTTTCCCCGCGTGTAGTCGATCTTCAGGAACTCATTCACCCCGGAGGAAATCGACGTCACCCCCGCGACGTAGATCGAGACCGCCTGTTCCGTCTCGTTCTTCATGTTGAGCCAATCGGATTGCGCCACATCCATCGTTCCCTGGAACCGCCCGAACGCCCGGAACCCATCCCGGAAAAACGACACAGGGCTCTTGGCGGCATTGAGCCGGTCCTGTCCGGCGATCTTGTTGTCGAAGGAGAGGCGGAGGTCCCGGTATCTCGACACCCCCGCTCCGGCGATCGACAGGGACACCGTCGACCAGTTGAACTTCTTCACCCCCGTCGGCCATGCCGGGGGCGCGGCCTTCGTCATCAAGGTCGCATCTTTCCCCACCACACTCCACGTCCCCCGGAGGTACTGATTCGGCGCGATGGTAAGATCGAGCTGGTTGATGAAGCAGTCGATGAACTGGAACGCGGACGACACTCCCGTTTCCCCCTGGAACACCTGGAACGCATACGGAGGGAGCGTGGAAATCGGCGTGAAATCCCCGCTTCGGACATTGAACACATGCTGGAATCCCGAACCGACCGCCGAGGACGCGATCGTCCCGAATAACCCCTTCAGGAGGAATCCGATCGAAAGGGGATCGATATTCCCTTCGATTCCACCGCCGACCTTCGTCGATCCCGCCACCCGGTCCGGCTCGTCTCCGTATCCCGTGATCGAATCATCGACAAGATCTTCGATCGCGAGACTCAGGGACGACCTCGCAAACGGCACCGGATACCACGAACCCGGCGCCGTCGATCCGAGACTGTTCTGTCGTGCAATCGCCACGAACCCGTTTGCTCCTACACCTCCAGACATGCCTCCACCTCCTTCGTCACGCCATCAACCGGGCGTTGAGTAATATGTTCGCCGCCGACCAGAATCCCGCCTGCTCCACCGTATCGAAAGAAATCGCCCCCCGGGAAGAACTTTCCACCGTTCCCTTCAACGTGCGATCCGCATGAAGGACCTCCTTCACCCGATTCGCCAACTCGTAAATCGCCTTGTTCGATTCCTGCATGTTTTCTCTCGTCACACCGCAGAGGATCCGGAACTTGAGAATCGTTTCATACGGATTCAAGGAACCGACTTCCACCTCCACCGGCTCCTCCTCCGTCATGTAGATCCCTATCTCCGGCGCATTCGACAACCCCACCTCCGGAGGATTCACTTCCACCTTCACTCCCCCGATGTACGGTGACGCCAGACCCGCGGATAACAGATCGCGGATCGCCTCCGCTATCGTCTGATATGGGATATCCACGTCACCCCACCCCCTTCGCGTTCTCAATGAACTGCTTCGCCACGGCTTCCACAATCGCCCCGGCGACGGTCTCCGGAGGTAACATCGGACGCGGTGGATATCCCGGGTGCATGACGGATCGGAGAACGGCCATCGGGATCCCCGACATGAAAGACCGGCTCCGCTTGTGATAGGCGTACGTCTTGAACTTCACGACCTTGATCGGCGCCCCCAACCCCGCGTTGTGTGCCACCTGGATCAGTTTTCCGCGGATCATCCCAACCGACATCCCCCTCTTCTGCCCCATCCGCCGCAGGGATTCCCCGCCGGCCGCCACCGGGAATGCGAGGGCCTTTCCATGCTTCGGAACGATCTTCCACTTCGCCCCTCCGACCGCCACCCCCCTTCCCTCATGGTGGAATTCCGCAATTCGGAGCGGACTTCCCACCCGGACCTGTGATTTCAACGGCTCCATCCGGAAGGACGCCCGCAACCTCCCGGACGCCTGGAGCGCCTTCGAGGTAGATCCCTGCCTCCTCCCCGCCAGGGTATTCGGTCGCAACGGAGCCCATTTCGACCAGATCCCCTCCGCGGCGAAATTCCGTCCGACTTCCTTCAGGACCTCGATCCCGATCGCCGAAAACAGGGGAAACATATCCCCAAGGATCGCCTTGACCTTGAAGTAATCCATCTGCTTCCAGTCGGCCTTGACGACAACCGGCATTATCGGGAATTCCTCTCTTCTTCGAGCCGATCCGGGTCCACCTCGGCATCCTCGATGTCCCCCGCCCCAAAAGTAGGCGAAAATGTATCGACGTTCGCCCACACTGCGGCGGTTTCAAATCCCCCTGCCACCACCCCTCCGGAACCGACCAGGACGACCTGCCCCGTCCCTACGGCCTCAAACCACTCCCTGGCATCCTTCATCATCTCCGCGATCCCGGACTCTTTCCCGGCCTCATGGAGATTCCTTTGCAGGAAGATCCCATATGCCAGCGCCGCCACCTTCCCGACCAGAACCGCCGGGGCAGGGGAAACGGGTACGGTAAACCCGGCCTTTGCCAGGTATCCATCCCCCTCTCCGCCCGCTTCATCGATGAAAGATGCGAGTTGCGCCGAAGTGACCCCCGTTTGCGCATTCGCTCGCGGATACCGGGCCTTTAATTCCTCCACGGTCAGATATGCCATCCGGCGCCCCCCGTTAGAAGTATTTGTGCTCGAACTGCCCCGTCACGGTCTTAACAACCGCTCCCATGAACTTCGCGGCGGCATCGGATGTCCGGAATTGCCCCGTGATTTCCTTCTCCGCTCCGTTTCCGATCGCAATCTTAAACCGCAACGGCATTCCCGCTCCGAGGATCCTGTTCGCCTCGGAGTAATACTGCAAGGCATCCGGAGACATCGGATCGACCGGATTGTCCAAATACCGTTTTTCGTACAAATCCTGCGCCTCCAACGCCCATTTGATTATCTGCTGATCCGGCCCCATCCCGTTCGTCTGCTCCAGCCGGTATCGGCACAAATGGATCAGATCGCGGAGCCACAGGAAATACCCGAGGATCCTCTCCGGATACTTCTTCCTGTCCCGGATCACCAGGTCGATATTCCGGAGGAACCTTGAACGCCGTACTTCCTCGGTCAGGTATCCATCATGAGCGATCCAGGTGTCGGAGAGGACCGTCGCCAACCCCACCCCCTTGTTCAACTCCATTTCCGGATGTTCATGGACGATCCCGAAGAACCGGATTCCAATCCCGTTCCTGAACAGGCGCATGGGAAGATCCGGCTTGAGGGACATAGGCGGATCAACGGAAAGGTGGTGCTGCTGGACACCGTACGCGGAAAGGACGTTCTGCCGCAGGTACTTGTTCATCTTCTTCGGGTTGAGGAGCTCCTCATCGCAGTCCATCCACAAGATCCACGATCCCCGCGCTCCGGCGATCGACACATTCCGCGCTTCCTCGAATCCCTCCACCGCGGGATCCAGCGGATCCGGAGCGACAATTACCCGGGCTCCCAACCGTCCGGCAATCTCTCGCGTGTTGTCCGTCGATCCGGTATCCGCGACGATCACCTCGTCCGCCACCCCGGAAACGCTTTTCAGCATCCTTCCAATGAGCCCTTCCTCGTTCTTCGCGATCACGCACACCGAAAGTGTCTGCCTCGGCGCCTGGTACGCCAACTTCCTGCCCCAATCGATCCTTCCGGTCTGGTACTTCTCCCGATCCTCCGGCACGACATAGGAAACATAATGGTGCCCAAGGGCCATCCCGCGGTCATCCGGCCCCATCGCGCGCCAGTAGATTTGAACATCCTTCTTCTCGCCGAAGATGTCCATCAAATCCGCCTGCTCGAAATGCCGCAGATGGCAACGATGAGGGAAGGTCTCATACGACTGGTACTCCCACGCTCCGGACGGCGTGGTGATGAAGATCGTTCCCCCGGGCGCGCACCACCCCTCCATGCGCTCGATCAGGCCGTACGGATCGATGACATGCTCCAGGACCTCGTTGCAGATCACCAGGTCGAATTCACCCCGGTTCACTGCCACATCCTCGGAAGGGATCAGATCATACGTCCCCGCCATTTCATCCCACACCCGGAATTTCACATTGTCGAACTTCGCATACTTCGCCTTGCACTCCTCCGCCAGGTCGATGTTCCTCTTCGTGACGTCCACCCCGATCACTTCCACATCCGGCCCGATGGCATTCGCCACCCGGATCGTCTGGTGACCGATCCAACATCCATAATCGAGCACCCTCTTGAACTTTCCCTGATTCGCCTTGAGGAACTGGAGGAGCATCAGGAGCCGCGGCTCATTCTCCGAAGCCATGTAATGACCAACACTCGCTCCCTGATCCACCTTCTCATACTGCTCCCGGTACGCTTCCGGGGATTCGGTGAACGCCCAATCCTTGAGGACCCGCATCTGTTCTTTGTCACACAGGTCGATCGGCACGCCGCCGGCCATCTCCTCGATCTTCCGGCATCCCTCGATCTCACTCAGCCGGTAGAAATGCTTGTAGAGCGCCGCCGGATCCGAGGATTTTTCCCGCATGATCGAATCCGCCAGTTCCACCAGGGTTTCGGAAACCGGATCCCAAGTCAGCGTCATCCCCCGCTTGTACGCCTCCACGGACATCCGTTTCCACGCCACCTCATCCTTCATGAACCGGGATATCTCCCGGATGAAGATCGCATTGTTCTGCTCGTCCGTCCCGGCGCCCCGGATCACGATTCCCGTTCCCTTCGCCACCGTCTCTCCCAACGCCCCCACGTCATTCGTCAGGACCGGCAACCCGCACATCGCCGCCTCCATCGCGGATATGCAGGAAATCTCCGCGAAATTGGGAGATGCCGCTCCCGGCGTCGGATAGACGTACATCCATGCTCTGGAGTACAGATCATACAACTGCTTCTTCGTGAGGGAACCCACCAGGCGGACGTTCGGCAATTCCCTGCACCGGGCCCACAGGGACTCGTAGAAATTCCGCATCTGCGGAACGGTGTTGTCGTAATACGCGACCGCAAGGGACACGGGGATCTTCCGCTTGAGGAGCTCTTCCATGATCCCACCCGGTCGGACGAGATTCTCCAACCCGCGCTCCGGTCGCGCGCCATACACCATAAGCCCCTTTTCCCGCGGAAGACTGTAGGGAACCGGGAAGAAATCCGTATCGATCCCGTTCCGGATCACTTCGATCCCTTCCTCCGGCAACCCGTAGACCTCGGTGTATTGCTTCGCCTGGAACTTCGACATCAGGAGCGTCCGGTCCACCTGGTAATTCACCCCGCGGAACGCCTCGGCCTGCCGTCCGATCGCCAGATCATGGCACCACATGAAACAGACCTTCGCCGAATGCGGACGCATCAGGAACTCCACCGCCCGGGATACGATCAGAACGTCGATGTCCGCTCCCGCGATGTGCTCCTGCGCCGCCTGGATCGGAAGATACCGAACGTTATTCGCCTCCATCGGTTTTTCACAAGGCGAAAACACCACCACGTTACACTTCCTCCCAAACGGATCCTTCCTGCGGGAGAACGCCTCCGCAAGCTGGATCGCGGCGGTCTCAGACCCTCCGAGGGATTTTTCCTTGAGCGTGTTCCCATCATGCGTCATGCCAGGGGAAACGATGACGATATTCATGCGGTTTGCTCCTTCTCCATTTTAATTATTGGTTTCGGCATCCCGGGCGGGATGTCCTCGTGGCACGTCAGGCATTGAACGTACGGCGTATGGTCGATCTTCTCCAGATCATCGCGGACCGTTCCGAGGATCCCTCTCCCAAAGGCATCCTGGCAACACCTGGTGACGTCTCCATTGCTCATCACCATGACCTGTCCGCCGGAAATCCACGGGCATACGTATCTCGCATGATCGACCGAAGGAACCCAATCTATCAGACCCCCCCAATTATTCGGGTTGAGGATCCCGTCCCTCGAATACCCCCACCTGCTCCCCCTTTCCTGCGAAGGCATGTACTGTCCCGTGACTTTCCGGAGCACCCGGATCGCCATCATCGACACCCTCGGATCATGATCCGTGATATCGATCGTATCCGCTCCCGCGTCGTAGACCTCCCGGACCAGTTCCTCCGTCGCAAGGACACCATTCGTGTTGAGCCGCAACACCAGGTATCTCGGCATGACCTTTCGGCACTTCCGGACCATCTCGACATATTTCGGATGGAGAAACGGCTCCCCGATACCGAACAGGTTCAATTCCTTCTGTGTCCCCGCCCGCACGAATTTCCCAAGCCAGAAAAGGGTCAGGTCGAAAATCTCCTCCGACATGAAACCCGTTTCCCGATGTTCTCCCTGCAATCGTGCCGGACAATACGGACATGCGAGATTGCAGACCGACGCCACCTCGAGGTTCTTGATCGCCTGGATCTTCCGGTATCCGGTCATCGGCTGGCCTCCAACTTCTCCAGATCCGAATCAACCGAATCGGACGACCATGATATCCCCGCCTTTCCAACGCACAACCTCGCGGATTCTTCCTCACCGGAAACATACAGGACGGAACAGGCGATCCTCAAGGCCTCCTCCAGAACCGCGATCCTCGATTCGGCGTATTCCCTATCCTTGCCATCCCAATACAGATCCCTCATCCGTCGATGGACCGTTTCCAACCGCGCTTTGAGTGAATCGACCTCCCCGGCTCTTTCCTTCAGCATCGCCATGGCCTCGGGCCAAATCAAACCGGCAATCGCAGATCGGATCCTTTCCCACCATCTCATTTCATCCCCCTTCTCCATTTCG